CGCTAATGTAAGACCAACCGTAGTAACTGATAGCTGTGTGATACGCACATTTTCATTCACAATCGTTGCAACCTGTGCAAGTTCTTCACCCGTTGTGCTATTTTCTTCGTGAGTAAGCACCATCAAGTAGTGCGTGTATGGCGTTGCATAGTACTGCCGCGCCTCATCCAATGATAGATATATGAATTGATTATTGTTGTTGACTTGTAGATATATCATATCGTCTATATTGAAAGGGGGCAGCTATTACACCACCCCCTTCTTAATCAATGAAAAACACAAAAACAATCAGCAAGCACGATTAGTAAGCAGGGCTTACTGTAATTCCTGCGAAGTTGTCGAATGGCACAGTAGTGAATGGCTCAAGGTGTACAGCTGGTTCGAGGTTTTCAGCGGTAGTTGTTACCTGATAACCCATCAAATCTGCTTTCTGCGCACCTGACTGTACAGTTCCAGCAGTAAGCTGTGAGCCTTCTGTTGATCCAACCAACAAGATTTGATCATCGTTGGTACGTACAAATACAATCATCTTTGCTTTAGCAACGTTCAAAAATTCGTTGCGCATATCCTGCGCAAGTTTACCGAATGTCCATGCCACTTCCTGTGAGAAAAAGAGTGTGCCCGTCTCAAGATTTTTGTTGACAGTTTCAACGTAGTTTCCTGAGTTACGGAATGGCACGTAACGGTAGATTGTAGCCGTTGGCAATCCGTCCACTTGACCTGTCACGGCATCGTAAGTAACTCCAGACATGAAGTCGTTACCCGATACAGGGTCAGTAAAGTTAGCAATCAATACTTCTTTGACACCTCCGATACCTTCAAGGCATCCGAGTGTAAAACCTGTTGTTAATTCACAAGCCATTTTATTATAGTTTTAAAAGGGGGCTGTTACACCCCCTTGATTAGTTTAATTATGCTCCCCAGTAGGTGATGTCCTCAGCAACTGCAATCTGCGCACCGAGGTAGAAACGTGCACCGTAACGCACGTTCTGCGATCCATCCAAGTTCTGCATGTCCAAGATGAACACTTCGTTCATTTGGTTTTCCTGCCATGTACCAAGCATCAAGTTGCTAGGCTGACTGAAGATGATATTGTTTGCAGTCATACCCGGACATACATAGATTTCGTACATACCTACGAAGCGACGGCTAACCTCAGGGCCACCTGTCAAGTACCAACCGTTACCCGCAGCGATTTGCGCTTGCATGTAAGATTCCCATGCAGCCTGTCCCATGTAGATAGCTGGTTTCTCAGCAGCACCTTTAACAGCAGCAGGAGCCGTGTTGATTACGTCCCAAATGGTAGCGATGATGTTAGTGTCATTCAGTGCACCTGAACCAGCAGATACAGCACCTGAACCACCCGCCTTAATCAATGTCTCAAATCCGTCGTACTGACCAGCAGTAGCGTTAACACCTGACCACATGATTGTTTCGTTGGCAGCAGCGATACCACCTACCAAACGACCGATAATAGCGTCTTGGATTTGTGTGTTTACACGTCCTGACATTACATCAGCAGTAGTCCAGTCAATGAAGAAATCTTTTTTACAGATTTGACGTTGAACTTGAAACTCTTCCAAAGTCAGGATGCGCTCAGTCAAAGTGATAGTACCTGTTGGGGTAAAGTCACAAGTGCCAGCGGCAAAAGTTACAGTGTCATCAATTTTACGTACTACTGATTTGTAAGGTACGTTAGGCTTCATTGTCACGTACTGAGTTGATACGTTTGACAAGAGTGCCTTTGCTACGATTTCACCAGCTAATTCACCTGCATAGGTGGTGGTGAGTGAAGTTGTTGTTGGCATTTTTAAATAGAATTATGAGGTGAATTATTTGCTTTGTTTGTTACGGATATTCTCCATGAAGTCAGCGAATGAATTACCATTCGATGCTACAACAGGAGCCGCATTCTTTTTAAATTCTTGAGACTTAACGCTAGGAACGGCAGGGGCTTTTTTAACTGAGGCAAGCTCAGCCTTTACAGCGTCCGTGTCTTTCTTAGCAGATTCAACAGCGGCAGCAAGCTCAGTCTTTTCAACTTCAAGTGCTGCGATGCGCTCAGACAATTGACCGATTACGGCAACGAGATCCTCGCTGCTCATTTCAGTTGACTGTTCTTCGCGTTCGATTTCAGAAATGATACCGTCCGTAGCTACGTATACTTTCGTTACGCCATCCTCAAGGATGTATTCGCCCATAGGAACTGGTACAGGATTGCCTTCGGCATCTTGCGTGTAGATGTCAACGCCTACTGTCCACTCATCCGCAGTTGAGTAGATTTTGGTGCCGTCAGCAAGTGTGCCTTCTACGGCAAACTTTACCTCCGTTGCAGTCGCTTCGGCTGCGTCAGCTGATTCATCTTCAAACTTGATACCGAGTGCAGATGGTTCAATGTTGTATTTTGCAAATACAGCTTTGATTTGATTTTTGATATCTGACATTTTGGTAATTTTGGTATTGTAGCAAAACCGCCGTTTTGTTGCATGGGGAATTGTGGCTACATTAGCCGTATAAAATCAAAATAATGAAAGCACAACCACAGACAAAAGACATGCGCATCAGTGCGCGAGTGACCGAAAAAGAATTTAAAGCAATCACAAAGGCAGCGAAGCAATCAAAGACAACGATTGCAGAATACATCCGATTGTCCATTCTAGGTTAGTCAGTGACAAACACAAAAGAAAAAAGGGAGGCTCGTTAGCTTCCCTTTTTTACCTTAAACCCTAAATACGTTTATTGAATAAACCAAAACTCTTTCGAGAGGTCGCTAATATAATTACATTTTCTGTACTACCGTAATAGCTACATCATTTGTTGGGTTGTTATCTGGTTGTCCGTTCACACTTACCACGCTAACTTTGAATGTAGCCGGGTATTTTGTGGTAGCAGTTGGATACATTACGTTGCCTGAGCCATTACTTTGTCCCGGATTCAATGTTACAGGTCTATCCCAAAATCCAGTGCGTCCGTCAAACTCCCATTTCAATTTGTAACTTGTGATAGTTGCAGCACCGCGATTAGTTACACGTGTACCTATGCGCACACGGTCAGGCGCGAGCCAAGTGTAACCTGTTGAATTTAATTCTAAGTCATAATTGCCAACGGGAATTGGAGCAAGTACATTGATTGAAGTCGTTGCCATGTTATCACTTTCGTTGCTCTCATTTACCGAACCTGCAAGGTCAATGTATAGGTTGAACTTACCTACTCCCGTCACGTTGTTTGGCACTACGTATGGCAGCGTACCTGTAAACAACAGTTGACCTTTCAAGATAGTCACATTGCCCGTGTAAAAAGTAGATTTAGATCCATCGGGACGGATAAACTCAAGTGCAATGTTAGTCACTGTGTCGGCATCACGCACTTTGTCAAGTTGCACCGTGTAAGATACTGTTACCTGCGCCCCCTGGTTAGCAGATGCAGGCGAACTTACTGTGCCGTATAGATTGCTAAGTTCAGATGGTGGTGGAGGTGGTGGCAGCTCGCCGCTTTGAGCCTTCACTATTGCAGAATACAAGTCAACAACACCAAATCCTAGTTCTAATGACTTGCCATTTGCATCATAAACATAGCCGCCACTCTTTAATGCAGTAGAAGCGATGATGTCCGTCACTTGCTTTTCGGTCAATGTAGGATTAGCAAGTATAATAGCAGCAGCACAACCAGCCATAACAGGACAAGCAGCAGATGTCCCGCTGAAATTTGTATAGTTTGAATCAGCCTTGTAGCCATTTGCGCCCATGCGGTCTGTTGTTGGTGTAGCCACACCCGGAGCAGCAGCAAAAAGTTTGGTACCATAGTTTGAAAATCCTGCGCGTGTGTTGTTTTGAGCAGATGCACCAACGGCATGCACCATCGGCAATCCTGCGGGGTTAATGTTTACGGTCGATGAGTAGTTGTTACCGCTAGATGCAAAGACACAAATGCCCTTACCACCACGACCAGTGTTCTTAGCCGCCGTGAGTGCGTTTGCAAACATGGTGTATGTGTTGCCACCACCCCAACTCATGGATATTGCAAGACAGTTAGGGTTAGCGATAGCCTTATTGACTGCGCGTGTTACGATTGTATCAGATGTAAAGAAACCACCGCCGCTGTTTGAGTTCATTGCAATATGCAAAAATTGCACTTTCAGTTTGTTGTTACCAATTGAACTCACTCCGATGTCATTGCTGGTCTTAGCGCAAATCAATCCGCTACACGGTGTGCCGTGATTCTCATACGCGCTAATAGGTCGCACATCCGCTGTATCATAGGCACAGTTCCAAGATAGATCACTGATAGTACCTACTAAATCTTCGTGATCAACTTCACACGCTACGTCAAGCACTGCTACTTCGCCGTATGCATTTGCGGGAATGAGTGACCATGCCTCGGTAGCACGGAAGTTTTGCAAGTGCCACTGTGCAGGTATTGACAATTCAGCACTAGCCTCGAATGGTTGGATGTAATCAGGCTCAACACTGATGAATAACTTAGTGCGCATTAGCGACTCATAGAACTCATCAAAGGATGCGAATGCAGGTACTTCAACGAATAGTGTGTTGGTTGCCTCAAACACTTCCTTAATCTCTACCTGCTTAAGTTCTAAGAACTCAACAGCCGACTTCAGATTGCTTGTGATGCAGATTGCAAGACCGCTAGATATTTTATCCAGTGATCTATCAACCTCGTTGACTTGTGACACCTTTGCCGCATCAGGCACAACGTGTTTTTCATCTTCAAAGACTACAATGCCGAACGGTTCAAAGACCGACAGCACGTTGCTTTTTGTTTTGTTTTTGTCAAAGGAAGCCTCGTAGTTCTTCACACCGCTCATTGCTACACCAACTTCGTTGAAAAAGCCTTCAATGCTGTAACCTTTTACTTTACCCTCTTTTACATCTTGCCATACGCTGTCATCATCTACATGCGTACCGATGAACCATGTGCCGTCTGGTAGTTCAGATAGTCCAAGCTGCATAGACTTATCTTGCTTGCCTTCCTTAATCCATGACTCAACAACTGTCACACCCGTTACAGGTATCTCATGTTGCAAGTTGGTTGTGTGTTGCAGATTCTTTTTAAAGAACTGATGTGCGATAGCTTGCACGGTGGCCTTTTCAAAGTACACGTAGTATGGCTCACCCTTTTCATCATAACGCAGTATCTCTTTATCCGGGATAAGCGCAGCACCGTATAGCATTCTACGTTCGTCATTCAATGCGCTCAGCTGCATCTTTGATAGTGCAATCCAATTTTCTTCTATGGCAGGGCTATCTACCAAGCCCATTGCCGTAATACCCAAACGTCCTTCTTCATCTATCACACACTTAACTACTTTTCTCTTTTCCATTTTGTTTTGTTTTAAAGGTTATCCTAAACGTGCAAGGTCTTGCACTTTCTCTCTTACTTCCTGTTGCGAAGCTACATCACCCGCAAGAACAAATGCGCGTGGCGTTAACTGCTCAGGTCTATCATTGATGAACTGCGCTGCGAGTGGGTTAAACTGTGCAGGCTGTGATTCACCGCCGCCGCCGCCTACTGATGGAGGTGTTGATGGTGTGTCATTACCACCCGTACTTGTTCCACCAAATGTTGAGTTTTTAATCTTAATAATTTGTGCAAGACCAAGCGCACCCGCTATGGCCGCTTCAAAGAATTGTTGACCAGTGGCAAGTTTGATTGGGTTACCACCTGCGGTCAATGCACCTGTTACAGCGGATGCAGTTTGCACAGTTGCCGCACCAATAGCCAATGCCTTATCCGTCTTAAACTTCTTACGTGCATCACGTTCGCTATTCTTTGTTGATGCGTCACTGAATGCCTGTAATACGCTAATAGCACCTTGTGCAAGTTGTAGCCCCTTCTGAAAACTCTCTTGGCGTATAGCAACTTTTTCTTCTTCACTTTGTTCTGTTGATGTGACCTGCGCTGCATTGCTAGATGCAACAACAGCCGCAAGTTCATCTTGCCACTTCTTTGTGATTTCTGTGGTGTCAAGTCCAGCCTCTTCTGCAAGTGCAATTAGCTTTTCATACTTCTGACTAATGGCAAGTTCTTCCTTTTCCTGTGCCGTCAATCCTGCCACAAATTCCGCATCCTGCAATTGTGCAAGTTCATTGTAGTATTGCTGTGCAGCCGCGACTCTCTTTTGTTGCTCCTTTAATGCGGCATCGGTCTTTGCCTGTTCCGCATCTTCAAATGATTTTAGCAATTCATCAAATAAGGCTTCTTCCTGTGCCGCTAATTCTTGCGCAGCTTTTAATTGTGCATCTGCTGCGGCCTTTGCATCTGCGGCACGTTTTTCCGCACGCGCCTTGTTCTTTGCATCTTCAGCATTAAGTATGCCGTCACGCTGGTTATTAAGTTGCACCAAAGTTTTTTCCGCTTCCTTCAGTGATGCCTCGCCATCTTTCTTGACTTGCTCAGGATCAAAAACTTTTTTTGTGATAAAATTGTTGACGTCCTCAAATACCGATGTAATGTCTATTTTTTGTACATCAAGTCCTAGCTTATTCAGCACCGTGATAGCACCATTGACAAAGTTTTGAAAGAACTCTGCGAGCTTGCGCTGTGGTAACGTTACAAAGTCGAGAAAGCCTTTAAGATATTCCGCATTGCGTGTAGCTGCATCAACTTGTGACTTGAGTTGTGTGCGTGCTGTTTCAATTACAACTTGCTGTTCAAGTATCGCTGTGTCAAGTGCCTTTACTTTAAGGTCTGTAATTTGCTTTTCAGTTAGCCCCTGACGCTTTAAGGATTCTTCTGCCTGTCCTATTGCGTCTACTTGTTCTTTGGCTAATGTGGCACGCTCCTTCTGTACATCCAGTGCCTTTGTTTCAGCATCAGTTACACCGTCAATCAAACTCAACAACTCATCCGCATACACAATAGCAGCGGCAATGGCTGCACCGATTAAGAATATCGGGTTAGTCAATAACGCTTTACCGACGGATGCAAATGCGCTACCTATACTGCTTATGCCTTTTGCAATATCACCCGGCTTAACCTGCCCAATATTTGCCGCTAACTGTTTTGCACCTTCGGCTGCACCTGTAAAGTCTAAGTTGGCAATACGCGAGGTCACAAGTCCAAGTGATCCACCAACGCGCTCGAATGCACCACCAGCCTGTGTGCCTACTGCCTGTGCTGCATCTTGTATTCTATCTTTAAGTTCACCCGCCGCCTGTGACAACTCACGATACTTCGCGCTATCGGGGTCGGTCGCTGCAAGCTGTGCCTGTAATTCGCGCAGCTGTGCCTTGAGTGACTTGGATGATGTTACAACTTCCTCTTGCGTAACCGCTAAATCTTTGTACTCACTAGCCGCCGTGTCAAGATTGCTAGTGTCAACCTTCGTATCT